ATCTTCCTCGCGCGCCGACAGGTTTCAGAGGCCGCCGTATCGTTACGCTCAGTGACCGCTAGGGGGTGATCATGGGCAAGCGTGGCCCCGCTCCCAAGCCCACCCCGCTGCGGGTGCTGCACGGTGACCGCAAGGATCGGATCAACACCGCCGAGCCGATCCCGTCCGCCGGCGAAGTGGCGCCGCCGCAGTGGCTCAGCGCCGAGGCCGTGGCGGTGTGGGAGTGCTATGCCCCGGACCTGGAGGCCAAGGGCGTGCTCACTCCGTGGGACGTGGAGGCGTTCGCCTGCTGGTGCGATGCGGTGGTGCGCCGCCGGCGGGCCGCCCAGGCTCTCGCCGAGCAGGGCGAGGTGGTGGAGCTGCCGGTGTTCAACAAGAACGGGGAGCTGACCGGGCATCGGCTCGGCAAGAATCCCTGGACGCTGGTGCTGAACGAGGCCGACGCCCAGGTGCAGCGGTACGGCGCCCGGTTCGGGCTCACGCCCTCGGACCGCTCCCAGCTGTCCATCGGCGGCGAGAAGGACGGCCTGGGGGCCGAGCGGCTGCTGTCCTGACAGGGGAGGTGCCCATGGCCCGGCGCGCCACCCCGAAGATCGATCACAGCAAGCGGTGGCGGCCGCGGGATCGGCGCGGCGGGGTGTGCGGGTACACGCTGGACGGCAAGACGTGCACCCGGCGGGGCGCGCACTACTGCGAACCCCGGGCGGATCGGGTCGTGGCGTTCTTCGCCGAGCTGCTGGTGCACCCGGCCGGCGCCTACGCCAACCACCGGTTCGAGCTGGCGGCCTGGCAGGAGCACGAGATCATCCGACCCCTGTTCGGCGAGGTGATCTGGTCGCCCCAGTGGGGCCGGTACGTGCGCCGGTACACCCGGGCGACGATCGTCGTCGCCCGCAAGAACGGCAAGAGCGCGCTGTTGTCCGGCATCGCGCTGTACATGCTGTGCGGGGATGGCGAGGAGTCGGCCGAGGTGTACGGGGCGGCGGCCAACACCCGCCAGGCCGGGAAGGTGTTCGAGCCCGCGGTCAAGATGGTCCGCAAGTCGCCGATCTTGTCCAAGCGGCTGCGGCACATCCGCAACGCCCGCCGCCTGGTGGACGAGGCCACCGGCAGCCACTATGAGGTGATCCCGGCGGACGCCGACACCGAGCTGGGCCACAACCCGCACTGCTTCATCCTCGATGAAGTGCTGTCCCAGCCGGACGACAGCTTGTGGAAGGCGATGCGGACGGCCGCCGGTGCTCGGACGCAGCCTTTGATGCTCGCCATCACCACCGAGACGTCCGATCAGACGTCGTTTGGGGCCGAGTTCATCGACGAGGCCGACCGGGTGATGGAGGATCCGGCATCCGCGCCGCACCACTTCGCGTTCGTGCGGAAGATGCCGCGCACTTTGGAGGAGCTGGAGCGGCTGCAGCGGCTGTTCCCGGGCCGAGACGACCTGCCGGTCAGCTTGGATCCGTGGGACGAGCGGAACTGGGCGTGGCCGAACCCCGCACTGGGCACCTTCCTGGGCATTCAGAGTCTGCGGGAGGAGGCCGAGGAGGCCCGCCGGGACGTGTCGGCGGAGAATGGATTTCGCCAGTTCCGGCTCAACCAGCGCGTCAGCCAGGTCACCCGGTGGATCGGGATGGACCTGTGGGACGGGTGCGCCCGGGAGATCGCCCCGACGCCGGACTGGGTGGCTTCCCGGCTGGCCGGCCAACGCTGCTGGGCCGGGCTGGACCTGTCATCCAAGCTCGACTTGACCGCCTGGACTCTGCTGTTCGGCGACGGCAGCGTGCTGTGGCGGTTCTGGGTGCCCGAATCCATGGTGGAGCCGCTGTCGGAGCACACCGGCGGCCGGTTCGAAGAATGGGTGCGCGACGGCTGGGTGACGGCCACCGAGGGCGACACGATCGACTACGACCGGATCTACGCCGACATCGAGGCCGACCACCAGCGGTACCGCATCGTCGACATCACCTACGACAAATGGAGCGGCGAGCCGGTCCGCCAAGAGATCACCAAGCGGACCCGGTTGGCGATGGTGGAGTCCGACACCACGTATCTGCGGATGACACCGCCCATGGCCGAGCTGATGCGGCGGCTGAAAGCGGGCGAGATCGCGCATTTCGGCAACCCGGTGGCCCGGTGGATGGCTGATGCGGTCGAACGCAAAAGCCCGCGGGACGACCCGGACCGGATGCGGCCGGTCAAACCCGACCGCGACAAGTCCGGAAAACGCATCGACGGCATCGTGTCCCTGCTGTTCGCCCTGGACGGGGCGATGCGGGGGGCGCCGCCGGTGTCGATCTACGAGACCAGGGGCCTGAGCGCCCTGTGAGGCATGCAGAGGGAGGCGGGCGTGGACATCTGGGACGTACTGGCCGCTCTCGGGGTCGTGCTGATCGGGGTGGGCTTGGGCCTGGTGGCTCCGTGGCTGGGGGTCACGGCCACCGGGGTGCTGCTGCTGGGGGCCGGCATCACCGGTGGCGTCCTGGCCGGGCGCGCTGAGAGTGGGGCGGGCCCGGCCGGGGCATCCAGGGCGGGTGGTCGCTAATGGGGTGGATCCGGTCGGCGGCCAGGGCCGCGATTTCCGGGCCGCTGTCCGGTCTGGCCACGCCGGAGAAGTGGGTGGAGGACTGGTTCTCCGGCGGCATCGTCAACAGCAGCGGGGTGCGCGTCGATTACGACACCGCCCTGACCTACTCGGCGTTCTTCGCCGGGGTCCGCGTGATCAGCGAGGACGTGGCGGGTCTGCCGTTGCACCTGTATCAGCGGCTGGAGCGCGGCAAGCGGCGGGCGACCGAGCATCCGCTGTACACCTTGTTGCACGACCAGCCCAACCCCATGATGAGCAGCCAGCAGCTGCGCGAGACGCTCATGGGGCACGCCCTGATGTGGGGCAACGGCGTCGCCCAGGTCGTGAGCAACCCCCGGACCGGGGTGATTGAGGAGATCTGGCCGCTGCGGCCGGACCGGCTGAAGATCAAGGCGGTGCGGAGCGGGCCCGGCCGGTTCGTCCGGATCTACCAGTACCGCGACGACGTCAACGGCATCTACGCCACGCTGCTGCCGGGCGAGGTGCTGCACATCCCGGGCCTGGGGTTCGACGGCGTCAAGGGCTACTCGGTGGTGGAGTACGCCGCCAACAGCATCGGATTGGGGTTGGCCACCGAGCACCACGGGGCCAAGTTCTTCTCCAACGGTTCCACCCTCAACGGAGTGCTGAGCCACCCCGGCCAGCTGTCCGACGAGGCCCGCAAGCGGATGCGGGCCGACTGGGAGAACCTGCACCGCGGGATCGACCGGGCGCACCGGATCGCGATCCTCGAAGAGGGCGTGACCTGGCAGCAGATCGGCATCCCCAACGACGCCGCCCAGTTCCTGGAAACCCGAAAGCTGCAGGTCACCGAGATGGCCCGGTGGCTGCGGCTGCCACCGCACAAGATCGGCGACCTAGAGCGCGCCACCTTCTCCAACATCGAGCAGCAGCAGATCGACTACGTCACCTCCGCGCTGCGGGCGTGGCTGGTGCGCTGGGAACAGGCGATCAACACCCAACTGCTGCTCCCGGAGGAGCGCAGAACCTACTTCGCCGAGCACCTGGTGGAGGCGCTGCTGCGTGGCGACACCCAGGCCCGCTACCAGGCGTATGCGATCGGCCGTCAGTGGGGCTGGCTGTCGACGAACGATGTCCGGGAGAAGGAGAACCTCAACCCCGTCGACGGCGGCGACGTCTATCTGCAGCCGCTCAACATGGTCCCGGCCGGGAGTACCGGCGCGGCGCCGGAACGGGGCCGCCGGCACGCCCGGCTGCTGTCCGGCCGGGCGGTGGCCGACCAGTACGCCCCGCTCATCGAGGCCGCCGACGCCAAGGTCGCCGCGCTCGAAGCGAAGCGGGTCGGCGCCCTGGTGGACGAGCACCTCACCGCCCGCGGCCGCCGGTCCCTGGCCGGCTTCCTGGCCGCCCTGCAGGTGCTGTACGCCGAGGACGGGCCGATCGCCGAAGCGGCGGCCGCGGCGTTCCTGCCGGTGTTGACCTCGTTCGCCGCCGACGTGGCCGCCGAGGCCGCCGAGGTCATCGGCTATGAGGGCGAGGTCGATCTGAGCGTGTGGGCTCAGGCGTACACGCTCTCCCACATCGCCTACCGGCTCGCCAGCAGCTTCGGTCAGCTCCGCAGGACCGCCGAAGAAGCGGACGTCGACGCGATCGCCGACGACGTCCTTGCCCGGTTGGCCGCCTGGCAGGCCGAGCGGCCCGCTCGCACCGCCCGGTGGGAGGGGACGCAGCTGACGAACGCCGCCCGCCGGGAGACGTGGAAGGCCGCCGGGGTGCGCCGGCTGAAGTGGGTGGCCTCCGGCGACACCTGCCCGTACTGCCGCCGCCTGGACGGCAAGGTGGTCGGCATCGATGACGCCTTCCTCGCCAAGGGCGAGGAGATCGACGGCGACGACGGTGAGCGGCTCGTGGTCAAGCGCACGACCCGCCACCCGCCCGTGCACGTGGGATGCGACTGCCAGGTGGTGCCCGCATGATCGATCGTTCCTGGCCGCGCGACGACGAACGCGACGAGCGGGACCGGGACGCCGACGCGCCGGAGCAGCGGCAGCAGCGCACGCTGCGCGACCGGCAGATCCGCCGCCCAGGAAGGGACAGGAGCAGATGATGAGGCGCTTCTACCTGCGCGGCTACGCGCTGCGCGCCGCCGACGCCCCCGACGACGGGCCGATCCCGTTCGTGCTGGCCACCGAGGGCCGCAAAGCCGACGGGCTGGATTTGCGCATGGACAACTTGGACCTGGAGCGCTACCGGGCCAACCCCGTACTCGGCTACGGCCATTCCTACTGGGGCCGCGACAGCCTCCCCATCGGCCGCGTCGAAGACCCGCATGTTGAGGGTGATCGACTGGTCGGCGGGCTGGTGTTCGACCGGGAGGACGAGTTCGCCGCCACCGTCGAACGCAAGATCCGCGGCCGGTTCCTCAACGCCGTGAGCGTTGGGTTCGACGCCCACGACATCGACTCCGGCGGCGTCCCAGCCCGCTGGGAGCTGTTCGAAACCAGCGTCGTGCCGCTGCCGATGGACCCCGACGCCGTCGCCGCCGACGGCCGGGCCCTGGCCCGTGCTCTGGGAGTCGACCTGCGCGCCGGAAAGGTCCTGTCCAAGAAGAACAAGGGCCTCGTCCAGGCCGCCGTCGACGCGCTGCAGGCGCTGCTGGAGGCCGCCGGAGGCCCTGACGACGAAGACGACGACGGCGAGGGCCGCAAGACCCCGGCCCGTTCCGTCCAGGCCGCCGAGCTGGAGCGGCTGCGAGCCGAAAACGCCCGCCTGCGCAGGCTGGCCGGCATCTCACAGGGAGGAAACCACTGATGACAACGCTGAACCTGCGCGAGCTGCGGCACAAGCGCACGCAGCTCGGCACCCAGGCCGCCGCGATCATGGAGGAGGCGTCCAAGGCGGGCCGCGCCATGACCGCCGAGGAAGAGGCCAAGTTCGACCGGATCCTGGAGGAGCGGGACGCCCTGGACCGCACCATCGAGCGGGCCGAGCGACTGGCCGAGGACACCCGCCGCGCCGCCGATGACGCCGCCGCCGACGCCCCGGCCGGCGAGCGGGAGGCGATGGAGGCGTTCCGCGCCTACATCATCGGTGGGCGTGCCGCCCTGACTCCCGCGCAGGCCCGGGCGCTGAACGCCACCTCCGACCCCGAGGGCGGCTACCTGGTGCCGCCCAAGCAGTGGATCGACGACCTGATCAAGGCCGTGGACGACGCCACCCCGCTGCGCGGCCTGATGACCATGGAGCGGCTGACCACCTCCGACTCCCTGGGTGTGCCCACCCTGGACACCGACCTGGCCGACGCCGACTGGACCAGCGAGGTGGGCACCGGCAGCACCGACGACTCGATGAGGTTCGGCCAGCGGGAGCTGCGGCCCAACCCGCTGGCCAAGCGCGTCAAGGTGTCCCGGAAGCTGCTGCGGCTCACCGCCGGCCGCGCCGAGGCCATCGTGCGGGACCGCCTGGCCTACAAGTTCGCCGTCAGCCAAGAGAAGGCGTTCATGACCGGCGACGGCAACAAAAAGCCCCTCGGCCTGTTCACCGCGTCCAACGACGGCATCCCCACCAGCCGGGATGTGGCCACCGGCAGCGCGACCGGCTTCACCGGCAACGGGCTGATCGACGCCAAGTACAGCCTCAAGGCCGCCTACTGGCCACGGGCCCGCTGGCTGTTCCACCGCGACGCGCTCAAGCACATCCGCAAGCTGAAGACGAGCACGGACGAGCAGTACGTGTGGCAGCCGGGCCTGGCCGCCGACCGGCCCGACACCATCTTGGACGTCCCCTACGTCATCAGCGAGTTCGTCCCCAACACCTTCTCCGATGGCAACTACGCGGGGATGATCGCCGACTTCTCCTACTACTGGGGCGCCGAGGCGCTGACCATGGAGGTGCAGCGGCTCGTCGAGCTGTACGCCGAGTCCAACCAGGTCGGCTTCATCGGGCGGGTGGAGATCGACGCCATGCCGGTGCTGGCCGAGGCGTTCGTCCGCCTGAAGTGCACCGCCTCCTGATCCACGCTTCTACCAGGAAGGGAGCTCGGCATGAGCCGTGACCTGAAGAACAACGTGACAGCGGTCCAGACGCTGGCCCCGGCCGAGTACGACACCACCGCCGACGGCGCCGCCGTCGACCTGGCCAACTACAGCAGCGCCATGGTCGTCATCGCCGCCGGCACCGCCACCGGCACCAACCCGTCGTTCACGTTCGAGATCCAGCACTCTGACAGCTCCGGGTCGGGCTACACCGCGGTGGACGACGCCGACCTGGACGGCACCGAGCCGGTCATCACCGGCAACAACGACGAGGCCGTCTACAAGATCGGCTACAAGGGCACCAAGCGGTACCTGCGGGCGAACATCAAGACCGTCGGCGGCACCGACACCCCGACCCTGCCGTGCTCGGCCCTGGTCATCCTCGGCTCGCCGCGGAAGGCGCCCAAGTGACCCGACAGGTGAAGATGCTGACCCTGCTGGCCAGCCCACACGGATCGGTCCAGCCTGGCCAGATCGCCACCTTCGACGACGAGCAGGCCGCGCAGCTGGTGGACGGCGGGTACGGCATCTACGCCGACGAACCCGCCGCCCACCAGCCCACCGAGGTGCCGTTGACGTCGATGACCGTGCCCGAGCTGCGCGCCTACGCGGCCGAGCACGGCGTCGACCTCGGCGGCGCCACCCGCAAAGCTGACATCATCGCCGCGCTCCAGGCCCAGGACGGATAGATGCCTGTCGCCACACCGTCTGACCTGCGCGCCTGGCTGCGGATTCCGGCCGCCGACTGGAGCGCCGACGACGACGCCGCCGCCGCGCTGCTCCTCGAGCTGGCCCAGGGGGTGATCGAGGAGGAAGCCGGGCAGACGCTCGATTCCTCCGAGGACACCGTGATCCTGGACGGCCCGACCCACAATGACGGGCAGCATCACGCGGCGGCCGGGTCGGTGCGGCTGGTGCTGCCCCGCTGGCCGGTCACCGCCGTGGACTCGGTGGAGCTGCTGAACCGCGACGGCAGCGTCTCTTCGACGCTGATGCACGGCGCCGACTACACCTGGTCGCAGGCCGGAATCCTCACCCGCATCGGCGGGTGCTGGCCGACCGGCGACCAGGTGGTACGGCTCACCTACACCGCTGGGTTCGCCACCTGGCCGGCAGGGCTGCGGCGGATCGCGCTGCGGCTGGCCGCCCAGGCATGGACCAACCCCGCCAACCTCACCCAAGAGGTCCTCGGCGACCACTCCCGCAGCTTCGCCGCCGAGTCGCTCGGCATGGAACTGTCACAAACGGACCGGCGCGTCATCAGCGCCTACCGGGCCAGGACGACGTCGTGATCAGCCACTGGCTGAACCGCACGCTCCAGGTCTGGCGCCCCGCAACCTCCGGTGACGGGACCGGCGGCCAGCAGGTCATCTACGTGCAGCAAGCGGACGTGCGCGCCAAGGTCGACCAGCCCACCACAGCCGAACGCATGCTCGCCCAGCAGGCCGGAGCCCGGCACACCCACACCGTCTACCTGCTCCCCACGGCGGACGTGCGCCGCGGGGACGAGCTGCGCGGCGGCGGCCAGGTGCTGCGGGTGCTGGCCACCTCCACCCCGTCCACTCCTCGCTACCTGCGAGCCGAATGTGAGCTGATTCAGCCGGAAGGAGCCTGACCGTGGCCGCACTGACCGTCACGAAGGTGCCGATCGACGGCGGGCTGGGTGACGTGGCCGGGGCCGCGGTGGCCGCCGACAGCGACGGAGACACCGCCCCCGTCGGGCCTGGCCGCTTCTTTTATGTGGCCAACGGCGGCGGCTCGCCCGTCACGGTCACGATCACCACGCCGGGCACCGTCAAAGGACTGGCCGTCGAGGACATGGAGATGACCGTGGGCGGCGGTGATCACGGCATCATCCCACTGCCCCGCCTGGCCGCCGGCGCCAACGGACGCGCCTCCATCTCCTACTCGGGGGTCACCTCGGTGACGGTGGCCGTGCTGGAGCTGGAGAGCTGACAACCGTGCCCCGCGGCAGCGTCACCGTCGACATCCAGGGCATGCCGCAACTGCGTCGGCGGCTGCAGGACCTGCCCGACGAGCTGATCGACGCATGCAAGCGGGCGATCCGCGCCGGCGCCGAGCAGGTCAAAAAGGAAACCGAGGAAGCCGTGCCGGTGGACACCGGTCGGCTGCGGCGCACCGTCCGTATCCGCTACAGCGAGGGCGGTCTGACCGCAGACGTCGGCTGGTGGGACCCGGAGTCCTACTACGCCACGTTCGTCGAGCACGGCACTCGCAGCATGCCCGCTCAGCCGTCACTGCATCCGGCACTGGAGGCCGAGCGTCCCCGGCTGCCGCGGCGGGTGCGTGAAGAGGTCCGTAAGGCGGTGGGCGGGTGAGCAGCGCCGCCGCCCTGGTGGCCTTGCCGCGGGTGCAGGCCGCCTACTACGCCCGCCTGACCGGCGACGACGAGCTGATATCCATGATCAGCGGCGTGTACGACTACGTGCCAGAGGATGCGGCGTACCCGTATGTGGTGATCGGCGAGGGCACGGAGATCGCCGACAACCAGCACGGCGAGTTCGGCCGACAGACCACGCAGACGCTGCACGTGTGGTCCCGCTACCGCGGTTTCGCCCAGGGCCTGGCGATCGCCAACCGGATCGTGGAGCTGCTGGACCACCAGCCGCTGATCATCGCCGGCCTGCGGCACATCGCCACCCGGCTGGAGTTCATGCAGACCCTCACCGATCCGGCGGCGCCGGGCGATTTGCGGCACATCCCGATCAGGTTCCGCACCATCACAGGACAGGAGTGAGTCATGGCCGGCATCGACGCGTTCGGCACGCAGCTACTGCGTGGGGACGGCGGCACCCCCGAGATCTTCACCGCGATCGCCAACGTCACCAGCATCAGCGGTCCCGGCCTGAGCCGGGAGACGATCGACGTCACCGCGCACGACAGCCCGGACGGCTGGATGGAATTCGTCGGCGGCCTGAAGGACGCGGGTGAGGTGTCGGCGGACATCAACTACGACCCGTCCAAGCACGACACGCTCGTGGCCGACTTCGACGACGACGAGCCGCGGAACTACCAGCTGGTGTTCCCCGACTCGACCACCTGGTCCATCCAGGCGATCCTCACCGGTTTTGAGCCGGAGGCGCCCTACGACGACAAGCTGGCCGCCTCGCTGACCTTCAAGGTCACCGGCAAGCCGACCCTGAGCTGAGGCTGACATGCTGCTGAGCAAAGACGCGATCCTCGCCGCCAACGACCTCCAGTACGAAGACGTCCACGTCCCCGAGTGGGGCGGCACCGTCCGCGTGCGGGCCCTCACCGGCGCTGAACGCGACGCCTTCGAGGCGAAGATGGCCGAGGCCCGGCAGAAGGGCATGGCGCTCGGGGCTGCACTGCACAACTTCCGGGCCAAGCTCGTGGTGCGGTGCATCGTGGACGAGCAGGGCAAGCGCCTGTTCTCCGACGATGACGCCAAGGCCTTGGGCGCCAAGAGCGGGGCGGTCCTGGATCGCCTGTTCGACGTGGCCCGGCGCCTGTCCGGCATGAACGAGGACGCCGTGGAGGAGGCGGCAAAAAACTCCGTGACCGGCCAGAGCGCCGGTTCTACTTCCGCCTAGCGGCCCATTTGGGCATGCCGGTCTCCGAGCTGCTGGCCCGCATGCCCTCGGCTGAGCTCACCGAGTGGATGGCGTATGAGCGGATCACCGGCCCGCTCGGGGGTGAGCGCGGCGATATCCAGGCGGCGCTGATCTCCACCGTCATCGCCAACTCTCTGGCCGGCAAGAAGGGCCGCCGGGCCAAGCTGCGGGACTTCCTCCTCAAGTGGGACCGCAAACCCCAGTCCTGGCGCGACCAACTTGCTGTTGTCCGCCAACTGAACCGCATGTTCGGCGGCGTCGATCGCACGAAGGGGACGGCCGATGGCGACTCTCGCTGACCTCGTGGTGAAGATCGGCGTGGACGCCGACCGGGTCCGCCAGGGCTTGAGCCGGGTCGATTCCTTCTTCGAGCAGCACTCGGCGAAGATCGCCGCCGCCGGCGCCGCCCTGGGTGCTGGGGCGGGCGCCGCCATCGGCACCGGGGTTACGGCCGGCCTGGAGAAGGAGGCGCTCGGCGACAAGCTGGCCGCACAGATCGGGGCTACCGGCCCGGAGGCTGCGCGGCTCGGCCGCATTGCTGGTGACCTGTACACCCAGGGTCTGGGGACCGGGCTGGAGCAGGTGCACGACGCGGTCGGCGCGGTGGTCACCAGCATCGAGGGGATGCGCAGCTCCAGCAATGAGGCCGTGCAGGACATGGCCGCCAAGGCGCTCAACCTGGCCACGGCGTTTGGGGTTGAGGTCGGCCGGTCCCTGCAGGTCGTGGGCCAGATGGCCAAGACTGGCCTGGTGCGGGACGCCGAGCAGGGCATGGACCTGCTGACCGCCGCGCTGCAAAAAGTCCCGGCTGCTGTCCGCGACGATCTGATCGACGCGCTGGACGAATACGGCCCATTCCTGGAGCAACTCGGGATCAAGGGGCAGCGGGCCTTTAACCTGCTCGTTCAAGCAGCCGACAAGGGCAAATACGGGCTGGACAAAACCGGCGATGCCATCAAGGAAATCACCCTGCAGATCGCGTCGTCCTCCGGCCCAGTCGAAGAGGCCCTGGATTCGATCGGTCTGAAACAATCCGAGTTGCAGACGAAATTCGCCCAGGGCGGCGAGACAGCTCGCAAGGCGTTTGGGCAGATCATTGACGGCCTGCTGAAAATCAAGGACCCCGGAAAGCAGGCCGAAACGGCGATCACTCTATTTGGCACGCCGCTAGAGGATTTGGCGGTCAAGGACATCCCACAGTTCTTGCGGCAATTGCAGAACACCACGGATGTCTTGGGCGATACCTCTGATGCCGCCGACAAGCTCGGTCAAACGCTCAATGACAACGCCGCCCACGGCATCGAGGAGTGGCGCCGCAAAACTGAGCAGGCGCTGGCATCAATGGCGAATGCTCCTGGCATTTTCGGGGAGACGGCGCAGGCCGCCGCAGGTATCGGGCAGGTGCTGCTGCCCATGGGCTCGGATCTGGGTGGGCTGGCCGCCGCCGCGCTGGTCGGCGGCAAAGCGTTCTCCATGGTCGGCAAGGGCGCGGCGCGGGCGGCGACGGCGGTGGGCACGGCGGCGACGAGTATCGTCGGCAATGCGGCGAAAGTCACCGCGTCGGCTGTGGCGACCGGTGCCCGCTGGGCCGCCACCTGGGCGATGATGGCCGCCCGCGCCCTGGTCGCGGCTGCGCGGATCGCCGCGAGTTGGTTCATCGCGATGGGACCGGTCGGCTGGGTGATCACCGCCGTGATCGCTCTGGTCGCACTGATCATCTGGAAGTGGGACGAGATCAAAAAGGCGACGCAGGCAGCCTGGAACTGGATCAAGGAAAAGACAGCTTCGATTTGGAATTCCATCAGCGCCTGGCTTGGTGAAAAATGGAACCAAATCAAGCAGACCGCGACCAATGCGTGGAACACGCTGAAGACCATGGTGTCGAATGCGTGGCAGCAGATACGGCAATCGACCATCAATGGCATCAGCCGCGTCATCAGCCTGGTGCGGCAGCTCCCCGGCAAGATCAGGAACGCCGTGGGCAACCTCGGCAGCCTGCTCTACAACGCCGGCCGGAGCGTGGTCACCGGCTTGTGGAACGGCATCGTGAGCCTGGGGAGCTGGCTCTACAACCAGGTCATGGGGTGGATCAAGCGCGTCATCCCGGACCCGATTGAGCGCTTCCTGAACATCTCCAGCCCCAGCAAGCTCATGGCCGAGATCGGCAAGAACGCGGCCCTCGGCCTGCTGGACGGCATGAACCAGACCCGGGGACTCATCGCCAAGGGCGCCCTCGGCCTGGGCGGGGTGCTGCTGGACGCCGCCGGCCGCATCCTCTACGCCCCGGACCTGGCGATGGACCCGTATGCGGTGCTGGACCGCGCCACCCCGTCCGGTGCCAGTGGTGGCGACGGCGGGCCGACCGTCCGCCTGGACATCCGCTCCGGCGGCAGCCAGCTCGATGACCTTCTGGTGGAGGTGCTGCGGCGGTCCATCCGCGACCGCGGCGGCCAAGTGCAAGCCGTGCTGGGGTCGGCATGAGCAGGTGGGGTGAGCGGGTAGAGCTGCAGCTCGGCGGCACGTGGGTGGACATCACCGGCGATGTCTACGACCGGGACCCGATCGAGATCACCCGCGGCCGCTCGGGCGAGGGATCGGTGGCCGATCCGTCCCGGTGCACTCTCACCTTGAACAATCGGGACGGCAAATACAGCCCCCGCAATCCGCGCAGCCCGTACTACGGGCTGCTGACCCGCAACGTCCCGCTGCGGGTGTCGCTGCCGGGGGATGAGACGTACCTGCGTCTGCCGGGCGGACGCTCCGGCCGGGCCGCCACGCCCGCCACCAGCGCCCTGGACATCACCGGCGACCTGGATGTCCGGATCGACGCGACGCTGCCGTCGTGGGCGCCGAGCGATTTTTGGGAGCTGGCGGGCCGGTGGAACGTGACCTCCGCCCAGCGGTCGTGGCGGCTGCTGCTGGGCGGTGGGCGCGTATGGCTCAGCTGGTCACCGGACAGCAGCAGCCTGCTGCAGGTCGGGTCCGCTGCGGATCTACTGCCGGTCAGGTCCGGCCGTATGGCCGTGCGGGTGGTCCTGGATGTCAACAACGGCAGCGGCGGCCGGACGATCACGTTCTACTGGGCGCCGACGATCGCCGGGCCATGGACGCAATTCGATCAGGTGGTGGAGTCCGGCACCACGTCGATTGCTGCCAGCACGGCACCCCTGTACATCGGGGATATCTCCGGCCTGGGCTACGACTCGGCGATCGGCAAGGTGCACGCTTTCGAGCTGCGGGACGGGATCGGCGGCACCGTGGTGGCCGACCCGGATTTCGCCGCCCAGACCCCCGGGGTCGCCTCCTTTGCCGACTCGGCCGGCCGGACGTGGACGATCCAGGGTGACGCCGAGATCACCGACCGCGACTATCGCTTCTACGGCGAGGTCAGCCGGTGGCCGCAGCACTGGGACAAGAGCGGCGTGGACCACCACGTCAAGGTCGTCGCTTCCGGGATCATGCGCCGCATCACCCAGGGCGCCAGCCCGGTGCGCTCCACCATGCTCCGGGCGCTGACCGAAGAGGCCGCCAACGTCATTGCTTACTGGCCGCTGGAGGATGGAGAGCGGGCCACCTCGTTCGCCGAGGCTGGTGGCGGCCGGCCGATGGTCCCGGTCTCCGGCACCCCCGACCCGGCCTCCTTTGCGGACTTTGTCGGCAGCGCGCCCGTGGTGAGGCTCAAAGACAGCTGGCTGACGGCGCCGGTGCCCACCTACACGTCCACCGGCAGCGTCCAGTTGCGGATGCTGCTGGCCGTGCCGGAGGGCGGCCCGGGCGGGTCCCGGCTGATAGCCCGCCTGCTGACCAGCGGGACGGCGCCGCGCTGGGATCTTTGGTACGACGCCAGCGGCCAGGATCTGGCGGTGACCGCCTATGACGGCGAGGGCAACTCGTTGGGCACGACCTCCACGGCTTTGGGCGTGCTGGGGATGCTGCTGTGGGTCAGCTTCGAGCTGACTCAGAGCGGCGCCAATGTCAACTTCGCCGTCCGCACCTACGAGCAGGGCGCGTACTATTCGTCCTACAACACCGGCACCGTGGCGAATCGCACCTTCGGGACGGTGCGGCACATTTACATCGGCTCATCTGCCGGTGTCGGGGACACGGCCGTCGGGCACATTGCCCTGTACAACACGACGACGTCGATTTTCGATCTCCGCAACCAGTTCAACGCCTACAACAAGGAGCCCGCCGGTGCCCGGGTGACCCGGCTGTGCAGGGAGAACAGCCTGCCCGCCGTGATCGTCGGGGATCCGGCGCGCACCGAGAGGATGGGGGCGCAGCCCACCCTCTCGGTGGTGGAGCTGCTGCGCGAATGCGAGACCGCGGACATGGGCATCCTGTATGAGCCCAGGGACGCCCTCGCCATCGCCTACCGGACGCGGGAGACCCTGTACGCCCAGGCACCCGCGGTCACGCTCGACTTCGCGGCCGCCCAGGTTTCCGATGAGTTCGTGCCGGTCGATGACGACCAGCACGTCCGCAACGACGTCGAAGTACAGCGGGCGGGCGGCTCCAGCGTGCGGCTGGTGGCCGAGACCGGGCCGCTGAGCGTCCAGGCTCCACCCAATGGGGTCGGCCGGTATGACGAGAGCGTCACGAGCAACGTCTGCTTCGACGAGCAGCTGCCCGGGCAGGCGTCCTGGCGGTTGCACCTGGGCACCTGGGACGAGGAGCGGTACCCGACGCTGCTGGAGCACCTGGCCAACCCGCACCTGTCCCCCGACCAGCGCAAAGCCTTGCGCTCCTTGGACGTCGGCGACCGGATCGAGATCGTCAACCCGCCGCCGACCATGCCGCCGGAGGCGATCAGCCAGTTGGTGGCCGGGTATGTCGAGACGATCACCCTGAGCGTGCACAAGATCCGCTTCAACCTCGTGCCCGCCCGGCCCTATGACGTGGGGCAGGTTGCCGAGGATGCTCCCAGCGCCTACGGCCTGGCCGATGCGGCCAGCCGGTACGGCACCGCCGGCAGCGAGCTGGCCGCCGGCGTGGATGAGGACGACGTGGAGCTGCTGGTGACCACCACGGCCGGAGGGCTGTGGACCGCGGACCCGGCGGACTACCCGTTCGACCTGGCTGTGGGCGGGGAAACCGTGCGGGCCGTCGCCCCAGGCCACACGCTCAACAGCAACCCCGACTTCGGGGGCGGCATTTCGGGGTGGACGGCGTTCGGTGGCGCCACCATCGCCTGGTCGGATGTCCGCTCCTACACCGGCAGCCACAGCCTGCTCCTGACCACGGGCGTGGATGCGATGCCGCGGGCCGAGTCGGCCAAGGCGCCAGTCAGGCCCGGGGAGCAGTACCGGGCTATCGGGTGGATCTGGGCAGACGGAGCGATCCCGTCCGGGATCGGGATCACTGTCAACTGGTATGACGCCGGCGGCAACTACCTGTCCACGTCGGCCAACCGTCGCGCCCCTCTCGTGCAGCAGTGGGAATTGCACGACAACGTTTTCACGGCACCAGCCAGCGCTGCGCAGGCGGGCATTCTGGTCTCGACGGCCGGCACGCCGGGCGCCGGCATCCAGGTGTGGGCGGATGAAATCCGGCTCATCCCCGTGCCGTCGGCCAACAATCAGAATTCTGCCGCTAGCGCGTTCGACACCTTCGACCACCCGGAGAGCGGCGGGTGGGGAACCAGCAACAGCGGACACGTCTGGCAGGTGGCGCCTGCTGCCAATGCGGGCGATTTTGCCGTGTCCGGCGGGCGCGGCACGATCCAGGTGGATGCGATCAATGTGACCCGCCGCGCCTATCTGCCAAGCACATTCCAGCCGTCTGACGTGTCGGTGGTCATGGCGGCATCCCTCGCCGAATTGCCTGCCAACGGCAATTTCGAGGCGTCGATCATTTTGCGCGCCGATCCGGACGCGATCGGCGACACCTACTATTACGGCGAGGTCGAATACAACTATCAGAGCAGCCGCACGGTCCGGGTGCGCCTGATGCGCCGCCAGAACGCGGTCGATACGCAGCTGGCCCCGGCCATCGATGTCCCGGACGGGCTCACCTACACCGCGGGCCAGATCATCTGGTGCCGTTTTGAGGTGATCGGCCCGCAGCTGCGGCTGCGGGCCTGGGCGAATGGGCAGCGTGAGCCGGATGTCTGGCACCGGGTCGCCACCGACACCGCGCTGACCAGCGGCCGAGTGGGGCTGCGGGTCACGATCGACCCGGGCGCCACCAACACGCTGCCGGTCGAATTCAGAATCCATCATTTTGAGGTGCAGAATCCGCAGCGGATGACGGTTATCCGCTCGCAGAACGGCATCGTCAAGTCGCACACCGCAGGTACCGCCGTCGCGCTGTCCACCCCGACCATCCGAGCGCTGTGAGGAGGTGCCGGTGACCCTGATTCGCGGCGTGGACTGCCCTCCCGCTGTAGAGGCGACTGACACCACCGACATTCTGAACATTATCTACGCCTTCTACTGGGATGGGTCTCCGAACCCCGAGGTGGGCGTGCGTTTTGTCGCCCCGGAATCGGGGCAGGTCATCATTACGGTCAGCGGCGGAGCGAGGGACAATACCAACAACAATAGGGTTTTCTTCGCTCCACAAATTTTCCGGGGCACCGATTCGCGGGGGGAAGAGATCCTGTCGCCGTCGGTGACGGTGCACGGGTTCGGCACCACTGGCGCGTCGAATTTCGTGATGTACGGCAGCCGGGAGTCGCTGTATCCGCACCCGAACGAGAATGAGACGCCACTGATCCCGGGCGAGGTCTACTACGCCAGGGTGATGATTTTTGCCGAGCAAAATGTGGTTCCGCCCAATATTGACCCGGCCACTGCGGATGTGTATGCCCGCTCGATCATCGTCGAGCCCGTGCACACCCTGACCGGCGGCCGGGCTGGAGCGCTGATCGGCCCCGGCGACAGCCCGCCGGCGGCGGCGGCCGGGGACTCCACCGTGATCTCCAACATGACCAGCACCACCTTCATCCCCGGCACACCCGTGGTGGCGTGCACATTCACCGCGCCCGCGTCCGGGCGAGTGAAGATCACCGTGGGCGGGGCGATGCGGGATGACGCCGGACTGAACAGGGTGATCATGGCGCCCGAGGTGTACGAGGGGACGGACGCCTCCGGGACTCTGGTGCTGGGGACCTCCAATACCGCTCTGACCGAGGTGTCCAGCCCGGCGGAGGCGACTGGCTACTACTACACCTCCCGCAGCTCGGTGCTGGACGGCCTGACCCCCGGCGCCACCTACTACGCCCGGCTGGTGCGCCGGGTCACCGGCGGCAGCACCTGCGACATTGCCCGGCGGGACATCATTGTGAGGCCGCTGCC